TTCTGGCACTGTTCCCATGATTGCTTCCATAGCATCTTCAAGTGATATACCCATAGATGTTAATGCTTCTATTGCCTCTCTATCTGCCATAGACATACCACCCATCATCTCGCCCTCACGAACAACGCTTTTTGGGTCTAAGCTTTTCATTGTCAAATTTGTAAGTGTGTCTTGTAAAGATTGTCTTTCTGCATCTGTTAATCCCTGACCTTTTAAAATCTTATTGTACATACTTTTAAATGCGTCTTGTGCACCACCAACTCCTGTCGCCATTTCACCTTCACGAACGGTACTTTGAGGGTCAAGACCTTTCATTACTTGAAATGCTAAACTTAAATCGTTTACCATTTGCCCAGCATCAGGTGTTTCACCCATCATACCACCCGGTCTTGTTGGGTTTACTATTGCTGGGTCGTCTTTCTCCATGCGTTTCATCATATCTCTATAATTTTTTGTGCCTTTATCCATATGTCCCGGCATTTTAACCTCCTTGTTTTGCTATGTTTTTCTCTCTAATAATCATGAGTTCTTGCTCTAACTTCATCATTTTAGCCTGTAAATCTTGGTTCAATTCTGCTTGTTTAATGGCTAATTCTTGTTTTGTTTCTGCATCTTTTATAGCCATGTCTTGTTTTGCTTTCGCCGCTTCAATCTGTAGCTCTTGTTGTGTTTTCATCTGTAACATTTGCTGTTCTAATTGTGCCAATTGTTGTGCGAATTGTAATGGATTTGCTTGTTGACCTTGACCAAGATTTGTAATTGCAGATATTTGTGCCATCTGAGGTGATTGTTTCACAACCTCTGCCGCTCTTTGTGATATTTGCATATCTAACTCTGGTGGTAAATCTTCAAATTTAAATTTAGCATCTCTAATATCTGGCAATGGTGCTAGTTGCATACCTATCGCTGTCTGCATTCTTTGTCTATATAGAAGCGCAATATGTTCTGCAATATGTGCAATCAATATAGGTTGTAGGTTTCTTGCACCCGGATTACCACCTAATGATGGGTCTTGTAAGAATTGCATATGTACATTGATATGAGCATCGTGGTCTTGTTCTGGGAATGCTCTAATAGGTTTACCATACATTATAGACATATTCTCGTCTACAGGGTCTAAACGACTGGCTTCTTCTGGTTCTTTTAATACCTCACCAATATTTGGTATTCTTAATGCCTCTAACATTCTTTTATGGGTATCGTACATATCATAAAGTTGAGGTGCTGATTGTGATAATTGTAGAACAGATTGTGCTTGTGCTATTCTCTGTGCAGTACTAAATACGTTAGGGTCTGATACTGGTATAATATCTATCGTACTATCAAAATCAGTAGAAAGTATTCGTTGCGTTACACCTGATATTGAAAATTCAAATTGTTCTGGTAAATATTTTGCATTTGTTTTTGCGATTAATTTAAATTCTTGACCTTGTGAATAATGTAGCCTTTTGTGTATCGCACTAAATGCCTTACTGCCTTGTTCTATTAAGGCAACTGTAGAACCAACTGGTGCATTAGGGTTTACATCTCCAACATTTAAATCTGCTGTACTTGCAAATCTCTGACCTGCTTGCACGATTGCATTCATAAGTTGAAACAATGTACCTGATGGTTCTTTAAATGGTAATGGCATAATCGCCTTATTAACATCATCTACTGTAGCATCTAAATCTGCAAACTCACCCGGATTTACCTGTAATTCACCACCTGTAACTCTGCCTTTTAATTTAAATCCACCTTGCATATTACTGAAAGCCGCAGAATCTAATAAGGCTCTTAATGAACCTGTTGCCGCCTTTCCAAGACCACCTATTAGATGATATAAACCAAATCCGTAGAAACCAGTACCCGGCAAAAATCTATATGATACAAAATAATCAAGTCTTAATTTCTTTTCGTCTTTTTCTTCCCAGTTTCTTCTTATTGATACAATCTTTTGTGAATCATAATCTATTGTTACAACATAGGGAAATGCGACCATATCTTTGTCGTAATCTTCATCATCTGTTTCTATACCATCAATACCATCAAATGTTTCGTATACGTGCATTTCAATAAGTGTAACTGTCTCGTTGTGTTCTTCATCTCCGTAAGAAGAAATGCCTTCAATCTCTTCGCCTATATTACCAGCAGGGTCATAATCACTACCCACGTATTTGATAGGTAAATAAAAACCGCCTTGTACATAACGATTATAGTCGTTCCTTGGCATTCTAATTATATGTGAGTATCTTATAGACGTTTGTAAATCTTTACTATCTGGTGCAACAACAAAATCTTCTGCTTTTACAAACTGAGAACATTGTCTGCCTAGATTTGTGTCGTAGAATACCTTTTTGAATGCATGACCTATTAATGGTAACTGAAATAACATTGTATCTAAATCAGGAAAATATTCAGGCATTTCTTGTGTTATTTGATAGTTCATGTAATCACGAACTCGTCTTGCTTGGTCTTCTAATTCTTCTGTTGGTTCACCAATTATTGTTGTCTTTACTGGTCCACCTGATGGATATAATTCTGCGATTGCTCTTGCATTGAACTGAGTTGCGGCCTCAGCAATCATTGGGTGTACAACTGTACTTAAACCTCTTGTTGCTCTTTGTTCTTCTTCTTCTGTTAAACCACCATCTGGTTCTAATGTTTCAAGACCTTGTTTGTATCTATCTTCCCACTCTGACCTAGCTTCTTTATCGCTTTCAAATGCCTCTAATAAATCTTGTGCCTTTCTTGCAGATTCATTATCGTCTATTTGTTCTGCAAGGTTTTGGTCATGTTCACTTGTTATTTCTACTACTTCGTCTAATGTTGCATCGCCAATAAGAACTTCATTGTTTTCTATTTCTTCAACTTCTAAATTATCAGGTGGTGCACCCTCTTGGAATGGTATTATATTTGGTTCTCTGGCCATGTTACACCTTATTCATCTGTGAAAAATGATGGATTATTTTGTCTTGTAAAATCTTCAATTTTCATATTGGTTTCTTTATCGTTTGTGATTTTCATAACATCTTCAGCAGATACGTTAATAACATCTTCTGGATTATTATTTAATTGTATTCTATAACCGTTACCTTCATCAAATGTACCAATAACTTTTCCAAGCTGACCACCATCTACTGTTTTGTCACTAATTAAAACATTATCGCCAACGTTTGGTAGAAATGAGTCTTGTAATATCTCACCTAAGGCTCCCATACCAGCCTTAAACATTTTACCTATTTTAGCCATATAGTGTTAACCTCTTCTGTTCTTCAACGTCATCATCTTCTGCGTCGCTTGAATGTGTTATAAACCAACCTTTTCTTAATCTTAACCATGCTTGGGTGCATGTGTCTACTATATCATCATTGTTACCAGTTGGAAAGGCAGAACATATATCTATTAAATCTTTTGCCCATCTCTTACCTGCAGGGTACCATATTCTACCATCTTCTAGCAAGGCAGAACTTGCGTGTGCTCTAGCCTGCTTATCTCTATCTGGCGAATATTCTAAAACTGGTACACCAGCCATTCTTAAATCTTGTATCAAACTTTGACCACTTGCTTTCTTTTCTATCAATACAACATCTGGTTCGTAATCTTCGTATGCCTCTTGTGCAATGGCTCTTAAATCAGGGTAAGAAACCCTATCGTACCACATATCAATAACGATAGCATTATAATATCCATCTTTCTTAAATACTCCCCATGTTGTTCTTGCACTGTAAGAACTATTTTCTTTTGTACTAAATGCTGTATCGTACGATTGTATCATGTACTCAATGTAAGGCAAATCTTCTTCTTGCCATTCACTCCACCATTCTGCCCTTAATATTCCACCACCTCTTGGCATTGGTCGTTGTTGTAATTGACCTGCAGAACCATAAGAACCAAGACTTTTTTCAAGATTTGCTAGTGTTCTTTCGTCTATTCTATCTGCCCATAATAATTCGCCATCTTCTTGTCGTGGGTCTACAAAACCCAACGTAGAACGACTAATGGTTGGGTGCGTAGATTCGTACCTAGCTGGTAAACATAAATGGTCCCAATCTTCAAATTCATTTGCTAAAATATGACCTGTTAAATCATTCTCGTGTACTCTTTGCATGATTATAATAAATGCACCATTTTTAGGGTCATTTAATCTTGTTTGCATTGCTTGGTCCCACCAATC